CTTTGGGGTTGTGCTATTGTAGTTTGTGCCATAACTATATTAAAATTCTAGTTCGTGTTAATTTAGAACGCAAAATAAGCGTCGTCGGTAAAGTATTGCCCTTTGATATAGGTAGTCGCGTACCTTACGGCGTCCATAGCATCGTCGAATAGCTTAACGGGTTCGTCGGTAATGGTGTCGCCTATCTTTTTCCATTTGTAATTCTGGTATTCCTTTTCCAAATTCTTGTCGGCTAGGGCAAACACGCCAAAGGTTTTAATGTTGTCGATACCCTTTTTGACGACCTTGTTTGCGTTTAGGACGTTGTAACCCGCGTTGTTCATTTCGGCAATTATTTCTGGGCGTGCGTAGTCGGCAATTATTTCGGTTTCCTTTTCGACGTCTAGCGAGGCCATGCGGTCAATTAGGTTCGAGGTAGTTAGGTAGCTTTCGTATATTACGGGTTCTATAAAGATGTCTTTTTCATGCCAGTATACGCGCATTAAAGCGCTTGGGTGATTGTACCCAAAGTCTAGCCCGTATACAAATTGCGTGAACCTAGCGGGTCGGTGTGGTAGGAATGTCCAATTTGAGTAGATATTGCTTTTGCTTATAGCGTGTTCGCCTAGTGCATAAATTTGGTATAGCGCCTCGTCGGTGCGTTTCAAGTCTTCTATCTGGCGTTTGATGCTGTCGGGTAGAAACGGGTTGTCGCGGTACGTGCTTTTGATTAGTACGCTTTCGTCTTTTGGTAGTTCGTAAAGCCAGCTTGTAGAGTCGGACGGGTTGTAGTCAAAGATTAGCTTTTGTTCGGTACGCATGTTAAGCTGCGTAAAGTCGTCTAGGAATAGTTCGTTCGCCTCGTTGCACCACGCCACGTGCCTTTTTCTACCGCGTATTTTCTGCTCGTCGTCAACTGAAAAGAACTCTACTATCGAACCATTTGGGAACGTGTAAATATGTTCGCTCATGTTATGGCTAGTCTTGTCGTATATTCCCGCCTCTTTAAGCACTTCTAGAAAGTCGCGCATAGCCGTTGCCCGTAACGCTGGGAAAGTCTTACGAATGATGCTGACAACCTTTTGCGGGTTTTGTAAGCAATACACCATTATAAGCTGGCAAAGGCTGTACGTCTTACTTGAACGGCTGCCCCCTTCGTTAATGATAAAACGCGCCTCGTTATTATAAAGCGCGTCGTAGTTCTTTTCAAATACAATTGTACTTTGTAAGTCCATTACTCGATGGTTTCAACCTTTATCAATTGAACAGACCACGAAATAGGGTAAAATGCCGCTAGCATATTATGGCACTCCCTAATGTAAACGGCTACACCTTGTTCTTCTAGCTTTAGCCTTACGTTTGTAAACGTGTTTTCTTCTGTGGTAAAGTCGGGGCGGGTTATTTTTAAAGTTAGTCTTTCCATGTTACTCTAGCTCTTTGGTGTCGGGTCTAATTATGCTAATCTTAATTTCGTTTATGTTTTCGCCGTTGCTGGTTACGTCCGTCTTTTCGGTTAGGTTGTTTAGTCTTTGAGTTATGGACGGGTTGTACTGGCCAACCATACCCCCTTCGATTTGGTCCTGGCGTATTGCTTTCTTTATACGTTGGCAGACCCCGCAATAATCTTCGTACGCTCCATTGGTATTTCTAAAATAATGGTCAATTGTTACGCCTAGTTCGTACCCGAATACTTCGAAGCCTTCGTACGTTAACGGAACGCGCAGTTTTTCTTGAACTACTTTACCGCTTTGTAAAGCTTTGTCTATTACTCTAGGGTTTGATTGTACTTTGTCCTTGTAGGCTAAAAACATTTCTAATAGCTTTTCTGGTGTTTCTATGTACTTATGCTTTCCCATTATTCGTGTTTTTATAGTGGTCTAAAAATTGGTCTTCGGTTAGTTCTTCTACGCATAGTAGGTTTGGCATGTCTGTTAAGTAGATAATTATATGGTTTTCGTCTTTTCTTAGTTCGACTTCTACGGCGTGGCCTATATGGCTCATGTTTACGCCCATGTCTATAAGATAAAAAGCCATTTACTTTTTGTTTAGTGACTTAACGTATTGCGTTAGGGCCTCGCGTTTGTGCGTTTCCCATACCCTATTACATACAGCGTAACGTTCGAACTTGTCTGGGAAGCTATTTACACTTTCCTCAGCGGCCATGCAACGTTCTAGGTACTTTTCTTTACCCTCTCCTTTAATTGGTTGTGGCATCTTTTCTTGTTTTTCGTGTTTTCTTAACAACTGGCTTCGGTTCTTCAACTGCGTCCGCTTGCGCCACTTCGTGATCAATGCCCGTGTAGCTAATTGTTTGGTTTTCCTTTTCGAATAGGTAGCCCAAACCTAGTGTAGTGTAATACGTGAAGCGCTTAGGGTCTATTTTGTCTACTTCTACTCGGCGTTCGCCTAGGACACTATCGTAAATAATGATTGTTTTGCCCTTGTATTCTTCTTTAATTTTCATCTTTCGTGTTTTTCTATGGTTTCTACTATAATTCCTATGCCGCTCAAAGCAATAAAGCACCCCGTTAAAAACAAAGCGTGTCGGTATTCGCATAGGGCTATTAAAGTACCTATTGACGTAACAACAATGCCCGCGGCTATTTTATTGGTCTTTTCCATTGATATAACTATATTCGATTTCTTTAATCCTTTGTTTCAAAGCCTTTATCATGTAGTACGCCGAGGTTCTAGGTATGTCGAAGAACTCGGCCATTTCCCTAGAGGTTTGGCGGCGGTGTTCGAAATACGCCTCGGCTATTCTTTTTTCCACGGGGCTAACCAATTCGTCTAAGTAAATAGCTATGCAAGCTTTGCGAAGGTTTATAAGTTCTTCTATTTTGACCTTATGCTCTATTTCGGTGTCGTTGGGTTCGTCTTTTGCTATGTATTCTTGGCTATACACCTCGTCTTGTTTTCTACTTACCGACGTAGGCCACCATACTTGCATTTTAATTGTGTTAAGTAGGTAGCTTTTTACCGTGTTTTGGTCGGCTTCGTGGTCGTCCATGCTAGCAACGTGCAAATATGCGTTGTTTATTATGGTGTCAGCCTTGACCATTATTAAGTCTAGCTTTTTATGGTGGCGTAAACGCGTCAACATATGGTTAGTATATGCCCTAACCTCGTCGTAATTCGCGGTTATATACGCGTCAAGAATTTTTTTGATACCAGACAAGGAACTCATTATAAAAGTTAGTGCGATCCGAAGCGGCGCACAAACATCGGTTGTCATTTTGGCCCGTTACGGCGTTCTTTATCTTTTGCAGCTTTTTAAGGTGCATTTTACTTAGCCGCGTTGGCGTAAGTTGTTCGAGCAATTTGCTAGCCTCTAGTTGTTGAGCCTCTGTAAGCATAGGTCTAAAGCATGAGCGGTTAAACTTATAAGCGTAGCCGTTAAAAAGTCACCAGTTAAAGCCCAACTAGTCCAAAAGCCTACGCACTTAGGACACCCGAAAGCGGCGTGTATAGCTATTGTAAGATTGTTAATTGGTATACGGCTAAAGATAGCGTCTAAAAGTAGCTGTAATGGCTCAAAATTGACAAGCCACCACGCTAGCGAAACATATATTAGTATTTCCATAAGCCAAAAGTATACGTTTTTATATTCGTGTTTCAATTATTTTTCAACAAAAAAGCCCCAATTAAGGGGCCTCTAGTAGTAGTTAAGCGTTTAAAGTTGGTGTCTTATTATGTACTCGTCTAGCTTTACCGCCGTACTTAACGAAACGTCTTTACCATCTAGGAAATTTTGAATTTGGAAAGGGTGAAACTTACCCGTTTTTTCTTTGATTTCCTCGGCTATTTGGTTACGTGTTTTCGACTTTAAAACCTCGCGCATCTTATTACGCAATTCTATGTCGTTAATGTTCATAACTTTTTAAAATGGTAAGTCGTCGTTAAGTGTTACGGGTGGGTTTGTAGGTTCTTGGGCTACGTATGGTTCGCTAAATGATGCCGAAAAGAACTTTTCACCAGTCTTTGTGTCCTTTACCCAAAGTGCTATTTCCATTTCTTTGCCGTTTACTACGCATTTTCCTTTGTAGTCTGGGTGGCTTTCCGTCTTTTTGTAGGTGTTTTTAAAGATTGCACCCGCGTTGTTCTTTGTTTCCATTATATATTATAGATTAAATTGATTACTAAAATAATTGCAATGACTGTTACCAGTATCATTGTGCCGTATGCCGATAGTTCATTTCGGCTTTTATCTTGGCGGGTTGGTTTATATTCTTTTTGTTTCATTGTTCTTGTTGTTTAAGCTTATAAGTTTAAATTTTCAACTGTTTTGTAAGCTTATAGGTTTACATTTTAATTTAGCTTATGTGGCAATTTTTACCCCTTATCCTTGTTTGTTTTGTTTCGTGTTTATAGCCTCTCGGTAACCATTGCTAAACGCTTCGACCTCTAGTAGCGCTATGTCTTTTTTAATGCGCTCTAGGTACAATGTGGCGTCCATTAGTTCTTCTTGTAAGTGGGTTAGCCATTGATCTAGTGTTAAGTCGTTTCGTGTTAGCGGCGTTCCGTATTTTTTTAGGCCCGTGTTTGAGCGTTCGACGTACTTTGCAAGCACGCTTTTTACTATCTGATCTTCTACTTCTTGTTTCATAGGAAATTATATAAGGTGTTAAAATACTCGCGGCATAGTTCTACGCGTTCTTTTATTTCGTTTACTACTTGTTCGTCTTTTTCTACTTTAAAGACCTTTACACGGCGATTGTCGGGTATGTGGTCAAACGAATGGCGCTTTAACACTTCGTCGCGTAATTCCTGGCTTTCATCCATAAGTCTAGCGTTCCAATGAGCGCGACGCACCTCGTCTTCAATCATATCCGCGGGTGTGTTGACTAGGCAGTAAACTAACAAAGCTTCGGTTTTACCCGTAAGTTCCATGTAGCCTTGCAATTGGTAGTAATAATCCTTTGTAGGAATTTCGGTAGCAAAAAATGGAAACGTAGTAGCATCCCAAGAACTTTTGACGTCCAAAAGTATATCGTTCGTGTTTACGTCTGGCGTACCCGTTAAGAACTCGTTTTCAAAGTGTTCGTGGTTCTTATATAAGAAACCTAATTCTAGCGCGTTTGAGGCCATTTCTATGGCTTCGTCTTCTACTAGGTTACCTTTGTCGGTGTAACGGCTTGAAAACGTCTTAATAACGCCGTATTTGGCACTTAGCACTTGTTCTTCTATGTATGTCTTTGCGGTTTGGCTTAATAACTCCCCCTTTGTGCGAGGGGAAGTCATTATTTTACCTATGGCAGAACATCGAATTTTGAAAGTCTTCATAACGCGTTAAGCAT